GGCGCTCCTCCGGCGCGGCGGCGCTCTACGCGCCGATCGCTCTACCGAGTCTCTGACCATGCCCGAGAAGCGCGTCATGAAGGCGCGGAACCGCCGGGTGCCCGCGGGCTCCCTCCGGCATCGGGTCATCCTGGAGAAGCGGATCCATCGTCCCGGCGGCTTCGGGAACGCGGACACCGACTTCGAGTGGATCCCGGCGACCGATCAGGACGGGCGGCGATGGGCCGATGTCCAGACCCGGAGCGGCCGGACCACCTTCGACGGGATCGACTCCGAGCGGCAGGTCACGCACGTCGTCCGGATGCGGAAGCCCGCCGGGATCTCCTCCGAGTGGTGGATCCGCCTGAAGGACGGCACCCGCCTGGACATCATCGACATCGAGGATCTCGACGAGCGCGGCCTCTTCGTCGAAGCTCTGTGCGAGGCCACCGGAGAGGCGGCCCAGAAGGCGAGCGGCTGATGGCGACCTACAGCGTCCGACAGAACAAGGAGGGGCGGGTCGTCTACCGGAAGATCCTGGATCTCGACGATCGCCTCCAGCAAGCCGTCCGCTCGGGCTGGTTTGAGTATCTCCGCTCGATCGAGAAGGGTGCCCAGAAGTCGATCCGCGCGAAGGACAAGCGCGGGCGGCTGCGGATCGTCCGGAACCCGCGGACGGGCCGACGCAAGCGGCATCGTTCCTCCGCGCCGGGTCAGAGCCATGCCCGGATGTTCGGGGCGCTCGGCGACTCGATCTCCTGGAAGGTTCACGGCTGGGACAAGGCCAGCTTCGGCTACGGCGTCTCGACGACTGCGACGAAGGCCGCGCCGCCCTACGCCGGGGCGATCGAGTTTGGATCCTCGAAGCGCCGCATCGACGCGCGCCCGACGCTCCAGAACGCGATCGATGCCGAGGATCCCCAGCCGCATTGGGATACGGCGATCGCTCGGGAGTTCCCGTTTTGAAGCTCCTCGATCTCGTCGCGCAGCTGAAGGCTCGCCTGCCGCTCTTCACGGACTTGATCACGGACACGATCCCCGTGACCTCCGTGACCCATGCCGGGACGACGGCGCTCGTGATCACTCCCCAGGCGCACGGCCTCATGCCTGGGGATCTCGTCCATGTCTCCGGCGCGCGGACCCAGATCTCCGTCGCGACGATCACGCACGCGGGCGGGGACGGGATCGCCACGGTCACGACCTCGGAGGATCACGACCTGACCTTCCGGGCCGAGGCCGACGATCGGATCTCGCCCCTGATCTCCGGCGCGAACGAGGCCGACTTCAACGGGACCTTCACGCTCCTCGGCGTCACGAATCGCCGCGTCTTCACGATCCAGGTAGCGACCTCCGCGCCCGCCGCGGCGACCGGGACGATCATCCTGGAGAACGGCGCGAGCGTCCGTCGCCGGATCGAGGGTGCCTACCAAGTCCAGACCGTCCCCAACGCGAGCGAGCTCACTCTCCTGCACGACGAGGCGACCGACCTGGGTACGATGCTCGGAACGATCACGCTGCGCGCGAAGCCGCGGGTCGGGGCCTCGATCGAAGCGGAGCGAGTCTTCGAGTCCTTCTCGCGAGGGGACGAGGACGAAGCCCAGGACACGCGCCCGATCGAGCCCTGGGTCTACGCCGTCCTGGACGATGCCGTCGTCTCTCGCGGGAAGACGGGGATTACCGACGCGACGGACCACCAGCGGATCCAGCTCGATTGGCAGCAGACGATGATCTCGCCCGTCTCGATCTTCGTTGCCCTGGACAGCTCGAATCAGACTCTCGCCCGGAACGCGACCGATCAGGCGCGGGACCTACTGCGCCCGATCCTGCGGTCGCTCCTGGGGGCCCGCCTGGACTCCGGCCTGTGTGTGGGGAGCTACGGGCAGCTTCAGTTCGTAGGCTACCGGCTTGTGCGGTACGATCGCGCCGTCGCTTGGTTTGAGTATCGATTCGAGATGGAGGAGATGCTCACCTTCGGCGACACAGTGGGGAACGCGGACGACGTGGCCTTCCGAGACATCGACATCCAGATCACCCCCGAGGCCGAGGGCCTCGTCGTCTCCGCCGATCACGTCGAGATCGCCGTGGACACGAGCCTCGACGAGACGCCTCTGTAGGAGCCCGCTATGCCCGACTCTCCCTCTCGCATGAAGCTGAAGGTGAACTTCCCCCACCCGGATCATCCGGAGGGGTCGGTGATCGAGATCGAGGAAGCTGCGCCGGGAGTCCCGGCGTCGTACTATTGGCGTCGCCGCCTCCGGGATTCGGAGATCGACGGCTGCGTAGAGATCGTGTCCGACGAGAAGCCGAAGCGGCGGCGTCGGGCCCAGACCGAAGACTCGGAGGAGTAGTCAATGGCCGGATCCACCGTTGCCCAGCCGAACGTGACCTTCAGCCTGACCTCGGCGGATCAGGCGGTCCAGAACGCCGAGCAGAAGCTGCTCATCGTCGCCCCGAAGATCTCGGGCGGGTCCGCGGCAAACGGATCGTGGCACCAGAACATCGCGGGCGGAGACGAGAACGGGCTCTTCGGTCAGTCCTCGCTCCTGGCGCAGATGATCAAGGCCGCGAAGCGAGTCACCGATCGGGTCCAGGTCGACGCCATCGCCGTCGCGCCGGGCACGACGCCGCGGCAGGTCACGGTCCAGGTCACGGCCTCCTCGGTCGCAGCCGGGACGATCTACCTCACCGTGGGCTCCGAGCGATACCGGCGCTACGCGGTCCCGGTGAACGCCAACGACACGGCGGCGACGATCATCGCCTCGGCGGTCGCCCTCGTGAATGCCGACCCGGACTGCATGTACACGGCCTCGGCGCTCACGACCCCGGATCGGCTCCAGCTCGAAGCCGACAATCCCGGCACCATCGCGAACGATGATCCGATCGAGATCGAGGCGACGATCAACGGGCTCACCCTGGGCGCACTCACGGAAGCCCAGGCGGGCGCGACCGATCCGTCCCTGACGACGACCCTCGACGTGATCAACGAGGAGCGATACCAGGGGATCGTGTGGGCCTACGGCGCGGACGTGGATCCCCTGAACACCCTCCTGGATGCTCGCTTCAACGCGAACAACGCGGTCCGCGATGGCGTCGGCTTCGTCGCCCGGATGGACACGCACGCGAACCACCTCGGCGCGACCTACCTGACGGATGCCTCGTACAACCACCGGGGCCTCGTCTACTTCGCCGAGGAGTTCCAGAACGACGGCGCGAACGGATACCTCGGCCCGGCGGTCGCGGAGACGCCCGTCATCGCCGCCACCTACTTCGCGATGATCCGCGCTCTGCGGCTCACCCCCGATCGGTCCATCTCGCGCTTCGTGACGACGCGCGCCGGGCTCGATCAATTCGGAGGTCCCGGCCTCGCATCCCTGCCGTACTTCAACACGCCGATCCCCTTCCTCCCCACTCCGAAGGCCGGGCGCGGCTTCACGGAGACGGAGATCGAGCAGCTGACCGCGGCGGGTGCCGCGATCATCGGCCAGAACGCGGCGGGCTCCGCGGCGATCGCAGGCGAGGTCCCGACGACCTACCTGACGGACGCTGCGGGGAATCCGGATGTGACCTGGAAGTTCCTGAACTACGTCGACACGGCCTCGCAGGCGCGGGAGTACTTCCACAACAACTGCCGGGCTCGCTTCGCTCAGTCGCGCCTGACCCAGGATGCCGTCGTCGCCGGGCGCGACATGGCGAACGCATCCGTGATCAAGGGCTTCCTCGTCCAGCTCTACAACGACCTGACGGGGCCGGTCTACACGCTCTGCCAGGGCGGGCCCACGGCGATCGCGGCCTTCAAGGACTCGATCCAGATCACGATCAACATGGCGACGGGCGGCGTCTCGATCCTCATGGATCTGCCGATCCTGACCCAGCTCCGGACGATCACCGCGACCGTCCAGATCGACTTCGACATCACCGGCTAGGAGGCCTGATCGATGAGTGACTCGCAGATCGCCGATGCGGTCCTGACCGTGAACAACGATGTGATCGGCTACGTCCCCAACTCGCTGATGTTCACCGAGGGCCTGGGCGAGCAGAAGGTTCTGCCCGTCTCCGAGGGCGATGGGCGAGTCAGTCAGACCTTCGCGAACGATCTGGAGACGGCCTTCGGTCGAGTCTCCTTCTCGATCCGGACGACGGTCAAGAACGTCGAGCGCGCTCGCGAGTGGAAGCAGAACGCGAACCGCAATGTCATCACCGTCACGGGCACCGATCCGAACGGCGGAGACTTCACCCGGTCCTTCACCCAGATGGCGGTGACGGCCGACTACGAAGTCCAGATCCAGGCAGAGGGCACGATCGAGCTGGAGTTCATGGGGAACGCCCCGATCTAGCGTGACCGGATCTGGGCGACCATGAGGGCAGCATGGCCACCCGCTACATCCTGAAGAAGCCGATCTCCTACGCCGACACCGGCACCGGGACGATGCGAGACGCGACCTTCGTCGAGCTGCGAGAGCCGACCGGGAAGCTCGTCCTGGAGTGCGCGCCGATCCGGCAGTTCCTCGTCCAGGCGCTCGATCAGGCGGAGAGCCGCCAGGGCGGCGAGATCGAGAACGACGACGGAATCCCGGTGATCGAGGTGGACGAGCAGGAAGCTCCGCCGCCGGAGAGCCCGGATCCCACCGAGCCGGGCGTCGATCCGACGACGATGCTCTACCTCCTGAGCCGCGCCGACATCGACCTGGGGAAGCTCTACGCCCACGTGCGCGCCATGCTCTGCAACGGGCAGGTCGCCTTCCTGGACGGCGAGCAGCCGCTGACGCTGCCCCTCTACGAGACGATGGGTCGGCAGGATGCCGAGCTGCTGATCGGGGCGTACTGCGGGGCTTTCTTCGCCTCCTCCTAGCCTGGGGAATCGTCGGCTGGCGCGAGTTCCACCACCTCGCGCTGGATGTCGCGATGGTTAGTGAGGGTGCGATCTCCTACGACGCCTTCCTGAAGCTCCCGATCTCGGAGATGCTTCTGATCGTCGATCGTCTGGACTACGTTCTCCGCCAGCGGCGCGCAGCCGTGAAGAGGGCAAGGCATGGGCGTTCGTGATGTCGTCATCAACTTCAAGGGCCGCGACCACCTCTCCCGCGTCGCCCGGAAGAACACCCGCGAGGTCCGCGACTTCAATCGAGAGCTCGATCGGACCGATCGCCGCGCCCGGAAGACGAACCGGACCCTGAACAAGACCCAGCGCGAGATCCGGCAGACCGGGGCCGCCGCGAAGAAGCACGGCAAGTCCATGCGCGGGGTCGGCGGGGTCGGACTCGCGGGCGGCTTCGCCAGGGGCGGGCTCGCTGCGACCGGCGCGGTCGCCTCTGCGGCGCTCTTCACCGGGAAGGCCCTCTCCGAGTCCGCGAAGGTGGAGATGGCGATCACCCGGATCCAGAGCCTCTTCCGGACCCAGGAGGAGCTGGACACCTACACGCCGATGGTCGAGGACATGATCCGCGAGCTGACTCGCCTGGGTCGCCCGATCGAGGACGTGGAGATGGCCCTCTTCCGTCAGGTATCGATGGCGGGCGCGAGCGCCGAGTCCTTCAAGCGAATGCGCTCCGGCGCGAAGCTCGCGATCGGTGGCTTCGCCGAGCTGGGCCCCTCGGTCGGCATGGTGAACAAGCTCCTGGAGAACTTCCCGGAGCTGGCGGGCGATGCCGAGAAGGCGGCGAACATCATCTTCACGGGTCAGGTCTTCGGCGACACCGACATCGCACAGATGGGCGCGCGGCTCCCGAACGTGATGGCGCTCGCGGCCTCCCAGGGCATGACCGCGAAGGAGACGGTCGCGATGCTCGCCGTCCTGACCCGGCGGCAGGGATCGACCGGCAAGGCGGCGACGGCGATGGAAGGGCTGATCCTCGCCCTGTCGCAGTCGACGAAGGCGAGCCGCGAGGTCCTCCAGGATCTCGATGTCCCGGCGACCTTCCAGGAGTTCAATGAGCTAGGGATCGAGGAGACGCTCCGACGCCTCCGCCGCGCCGCGACCGAGGCCCCCGAGCTGCTCCGCCAGATCATCCCCGAGAAGGAGGCCCTCACCGCGGCGGCCGCGATGTCGGATGCCGTGATCGACGAGATGGCGGGCATCCAGGATGCCATGCAGGCCGACATCGAAGGGCCGACCGGGCTCGACGGATCCTACCAGCGAGTCATGGATACGATGTCCGTGAAGACCTCCCAGGCGCGCGAGGCGGTGAACGAGCTGGCGGCGAGCTTCGGCGACAACCTCGCTCCGAGCGTCAAGCGGAACCTGGATCAATTCACCGAGTTCGCCCGCATCGTGAACGACGAGGGCTGGCTCTCGGCCTTCAATCGAAATGCGGTCGCGGAGCGCCGGAGCATGATCGCTAAGGGGATCATGAAGCCCGAGGACTTCCGGCCGGGCACCGATCTCGGGACGGGCTCTGTCGAGATCCTCGTCGGCGCGCAGCGCGGAACGCTCGTCGATGTGACGCGGAGCAGCAACGGGGATCGGCTCAATGTCGGGACCCAGGTCAGGGGGCAGTAGCCGATGGACGAGGGCAAGAAGGAAGCCTGGATCACTCTCCGCCCAGGGCTCGTGAACGGCGTGAAGGCGTTCTTCTCCACCGCGACGACCCGCGGCGGACGGAAGGCCACGGCGCGCGCGATCCTGTCGAGCGACGAGCAGCAAGTCTCCGACACCGGGCGGAAGCAGCGGAACTACACGATCACGATTTATATCTCCGCGCTCTATGAGAAGGGCCCCTTCGCCGACTCGAAGTGGCAGATCTCCCAGGACTACCTGGAGCGGCGCACCGCGATCCTCGCCGCGCTGGAGGGCCCCGAGCCCTTCTCGATCACCCATCCCTGGGAGGGCGAGATCACGGATCTCGTCTGCGTGGACTTCGATCTCTCGGAGGAGATCACCAGCGTCGGCGTCGGGCGGATCACCTGCGAGCTGATCCGGAAGACGGTCGGCGTCGTCCCCGTCGAGCAGGAGGGGACCGCCGCCACCGTCCGGAACCTCCAGGAGGATGTCGATACCTCCCTGTCCGCGATGCTCGCGTCCGCCTGGAACGTCGATCCCGCCCTGATCAAGCAGGCCGAGAACGCGATCGCCAAGCTGGAGGCGGGCTACGCCCAGGTCGAAGCCGTCGCCGATACGGTCCAGCAGGTCGCCCAGGCGGTGAACGGGTTCGCCTCGGCGATCTCCGATGCCGTGGCCGAGGTCGCCGGGATCATCACGAGCCCGCTCCAGGTGATCACCTCGATCCAGAACGTCCTGACGGCGATGGACAACATCTTCCCGACCCTCGACGCGGCCTTCACCGCGCTCCAGACCGGCTTCGACTTCGGCGAGGACGGCAACGACTCCCCGGCTACGACGCCGAACCTGATCCAGCAGCGGGCGAACGACGATGCCCTGAACACGGTCTTCCAGGCGAGCTTCCTGTCTCGCGCCTACGTCGCCGCGACCGAGCTCGATCTCTCGACGATCGCTCGGATCGAGGATGTCGAAGCGATCCTGGATGCCCAGCACGAGCGCGTCGTCACCGGGCGCGGCGCGACGCCCGAGGTCAACGAAGCGATGTACGCGATCCGGACGGCCTTCGCGGCCTTCCTCCGCGATCAGCGGTCCCAGGCTTTCGACACGGCGACGATCCTCGTCGGGACGACGACCCCCCGGCTTCTCGCGTACCAGCTCTACGAGTCCGACGAGCGGGCCGGTGATCTGCGCGCCCTCAACTCCGCCGCGAACTATCAGACGCTCCGCGGAGAGGTGACGGTCCTGACCCGATGATCGACGCGGTGATCGTCATCGATGGGCGGCAGTACGACTTCTACACCAGCCTGGAGGTCCGGACTGGGCTGCGCCAGCAGGCGCGCGAGTTCTCGCTCCAGGCCGAGACGGCGGGCGTCGACGACATCCCGTTTCGGAAGGGGATGACCGTCTCGATCTCCTTCGCCGGGACGCGCGTCTTCAACGGCTTCGTCGAGCAGATCGAGATGTCGATGGACGACACCGGGATCTCCTACCTGATCGCCGGGCGCGATCTCCTGGGCGATCTCGTGGACTCGAATCTCGTCGAGCTGGGCGACACCGGAAAGACGGTGAAGCACGCGGCCGAAGCCGCGCTCCGCCACCTGGGGATCTCGACGGGCGTGATCGATCTCGCGGATACCGCTTCGCGCCCCTTCGAGCGCCGGAGCGAGATGTCCGCTCCCGAGCCTGGAGAGACGGCCTTCGAGTGGCTCCAGGATCTCGCGCGCCGCAGGCAGGCGCTCCTGACCTCGGACGGAGACGCGAACCTCGTGATCACCGAGGGGATCGGCCTGAAGACCGACGCGAAGATCCTTCACCGGAAGATCGACCGGGAGCTGAACAACATCCTGTCGATGACGTACCGGACCTCGGACTCGGATCGATTCGGGACCTACTTCTGCGTCCCCCAGAAGAACGTCGCCGCCCTGGCGCGCGCCCAGGCGGAGGCCACTCCCCGGAACATCGTCGTCACGAAGAGCAGCGCGAGCGACCCGGCGATCCGCGGATCCCGCGTCCGCTTCGTGGACAACGAGTCGAGCATGCGCCGCCGGGATGCCCTGCTCCGCGCGATCTGGGAGGCGAACCTCTCGCGCGCCGAGGGGACGCAGTATCAGGTAACGGTCGATGGGCTGCGCGACTCGACGGGGCAGCTCTGGACTCAGAACACCGCGCCGGAGGTGATCGACGACTTCGCCGGGATCTCCGCGAAGATGCTCCTGGAGGGGGTCGCGTATCGCCTGGGCGAGGAGGGTGAGACGGCCACGCTAGTCTTCACGGACCCGGAGGCATTCCAGTCCGCGCTCAACGCCTCGGAGGGGCAGGCCCTTGGCTGATCGAAACCCGGTGAAGCGAATGATCCGCCGCATCGTCCGGTGGGCGGAGACGGAGACGGGGACCGACGATCAGGGGCCCTACCCCACGGCGCAGGTCGGATACCTGGGACGGCCCGGACTCTCGACGGCGCTCTTTCCCTGGGGCTTCTATGCGCGCCCGCCGAAGGGCGTCCTGGCGGCGCTGTTCTCCTTCGGCGCGATGTCCGATATGCGTGGCCATATGCCCCTCGTCGGGCCGGAGCGCACGCGCATCGCGCTGGGCGAGGTGATCGTCTATCACCCGGCGACGGGCGCGAAGCTGCACCTGAAGCAGGACGGCTCGATCGAGATCATCGCCACCGCCGCCGCGACCATCACCGCGCCCGATGGGCTGACGATCAACGCGGACACCCAGATCAACGGGACGCTCGATGTCTCCGGGGCTGCGACTCTGGCCGGGGCCCTCACCGCGCAATCGACGGCATCGATGGAGGGGGATGTCACCCTGGACACGGGCGTGGATCTCTTCTTCAACGGCTCCGAGGATGGGACGCCTCCGACGAGTCTGAACAACCACGTCCACCGATCCGACTTCGCGACGGGTCCCGGTGACGTGGACGGCCCGAAGGATCCCTGATCATGCCTGGAATCGATGCAGTCCTGAACCTGGACCCGACTCGCAACGAAGCCGCCTACGACTTCCAGATCGACGAGAACGGGGACATCCTGACCGAGGACTCCCTGGAGGCGGCGATCCTCGTATCGATGCTCTCCGATCGACGCGCGGAGTCCTGGGAGGTCCCCCAGCCCGAGCTGCGCCGCGGCTGGATCGGTGATCTGGAGACGCCCGGCGACCGGATCGGGTCGACGCTCTGGCTTCTGGAGCAGAGACGGCTCACACTAGCGACCGCCCAGGAGGCCGAGGAGTCGGCGCGGCAAGCCCTGAATTGGCTCGTGGAGGACGGCATCGCGCTCTCCCTCGCGGTCCGCGGGGTCGTCCAGGAAAGCTCCCTGGATCTGATCATCGACATCACGCGGCCCAACGGGACGAGCGAGAACATCCTCGTCCAGTTCTGGGAGAACACGGGGGACTAATTCATGGCGCTCGACCTGCCCGATAGCTCTGCGGTCGTATCCAATCGCGCGAAGGCCGATGTCCGCCGGGAGCTTGCACAGAGCAAACCCTTCGTCCGGCGCTCCTACCTGGGGGCGATCGTGACCGGGATCGCGAACCGGGTCTTCGAGTTCTACGGCCAGCTCCGCGAGAGCGAACTCGAATCGAATCCCCTCACCGCCGTCCGGAATCTGGAGCGCTTCGCCGCGGGCTACGGCTACACGCGCCTGCCTGGGCGATCGGCAACCGGGCAGATTTTCCTGAACGCGACCCCCGGCGATACCGGGACCGTGATCCCGAACAACACGAACTTCGTCTCGGGGAACGGCTCGATCTATCCCTCGTCGGGGGACTCGACGATCGGCGTCGTCTTCGCGGCGCTTTCTTCGCTCACCTACTCGGGGACGACGGCGACGGCGACGACGGCCTCTCCCCACGGCCTCGCGTCGAACGCGATCGTCACGATCGCCGGAGCGACCCAGAGCGCCTACAACCTCGCGGATGTCCCGATCGTCGTGACCTCCGATACGACCTTCACCTACGAGCTGACCGCGACACCAGCCGCGACTCCCGCGACCGGATCGCCCCTATTCGCGGGCTTCGGCGCGACGATCAACGTCCAGGCGACCGACGCCGGGGCGGACCAGAACCTCGATCCCGACGCCGAGCTGTCCTTCGAGGTACCGATCACCGGCCTGGAGCAGGATCTCCAGGTGATCCATCCCGGCATCCTGGACGGCACGGATGTCGAGACGGACGACGCACTGCGCGCCCGGCTCCTCGATCGGATCCAGAACCCGGTGGCGAACTTCAACGTCGCCCAGATCACCGCGCGCGCCCGGCGCGTCTCTGGTGTCACGCGGGTCTTCGTCCAGGAGAACACTCCGGCGATCGGGCAAGTCACGGTCTACTTCCTGCGAGATCTCGATGCCGACCCGATCCCCTCGGCGGCAGAGGTCGACGAGGTGGAGGCCGAGCTGATCGCGATCAAGCCCGCGCACACCGCCGACTCAGATGTGATCGTCTCCGCGCCGACCGCCGTCGAGACGGACTTTGCCTTCTCCTCGATCACGCCGGACACCCCGGCCATGCGGACGGCGATCCGGGCATCGCTCACGGACTTCTTCGCGACGGTCCCCGAGGTCGGCGTGGCGGTCCAGGAGGATGCCTATCGATCGGCGATCTTCAACACCCTCGATCCATCGACGGGCAACCGGGTCACGAGTTTCTCGCTCTCCTCGCCCGCGGCTGGTAATCTGACCGCGACGGGGGCCCAGATCCGGACGCTCGGCTCCGTGAGCTTCTGATCATGAGCCAGCCCCTTCTCTCCGAGGATGAACACGCGGCCGCCCTGGCGGCGCAGCTCCCGAGTGGGCGCGCCTGGATGCCGAAGCTGCGGCGCGGCTCGAATCTCTACTCCCTGCTCCGCGGGCTCGCCCCCACGTTCCGGGAGATGGATCGCTACCTGGAGCGATTCGTCGATCAGCAGTACCCCCCGGAGACGGTGGACTACCTGGACGAGTGGGAGGAAGCCCTCGGCCTTCCGGACGACTGCCTCCCTGATGCCGTCGATACGGCGACCCGCCAGAGGAACATCCTGATCAAGCTCGTCCTGATCGCGGGCGTCCAGACGGAGCAGGACTTCGTGGATCTCGCCGCACTCTTCGGGCTGACGATCACGGTCAACTCGGGGATCGAGCATGTCTCCGTCGCCCAGGGCGGCTACGAGCTTTACGGCCCGGCGCTGACGATCCCCGGCGACTTCGCCGATGTCGACGAGGCGCGCATGACGATGGTCGTCGTCGAGACGCTCCCGGCCGCGGTGACCTTCCCCTGGGAGTTCCCGCTACTCTTCTCGTCCAACGCGCAGACCTCACTCCGATGCCTGATCGAAAAGCTGAAGCCTGCAAACGTGAACCTCGTCTTCGTGGAGGCCCCGTAGATGCTCGATCTGACCGGACAGGTAGACACCGTCGACTCGATCTCCGCGGCGGAGTGGAACGACGGGCTCTACCAAGAGCTGAAGAACGTCGTCACGCCCTACCAGACACTTGATCTCGCGGATCAGCAGCAGCTCGGGAAGGCGATCGCCGCCATCACCGCGCGCTCCACCGCATACTCCTCTGGCGGCTCCTCCTCGGCCTACGTCCTCACGGCCTTCGGCAGCGTCCAGTCCCCCGATGGTCGGGCGGGACCGATGGTGATCCGCTTCCGGCCGCACACGAACAGCGTCGCCGGGACGGCCTCCCTGCCGACGATCCAGTGGCTTTCGTCCGCGGCGGCGCACGTCGTCCGCGAGGATGGGACCTTCCTCCAGGCGGGCGACCTCTCGACGACCCGAGATGCGTGGCTGCGCTGGGATGCAGGCACCGGGAAGTGGCTGCTCTTCAACTTCGCGCTCGGCGCTCCGGTCGCGCCGCTGCCCGCGGGCTTCATCTCGGGACTGACGATGCTCCGAAACTCGGCGGAGCATGGCGCGACCCCGACGAACTTCCAGGATGTCGCGGTCCAGCCTGGGCGCTGCCGCGATGCCGGGAACACGATGGACATGGTGCTCGCGACCTCGATCGCGAAGCGCTTCGACGCGCTGCTCACCTCGGGGCAGGGCAACTCCCAGGGTGGCTACCCGACGACTCTGCCTGGGCGGACGACCGGGACGTGGTACCGCTTCTTTCTGATCGGCGAATCCTCGACCGGCTACGTCGATGCCGGATTTGATCTCGCGAGCGATGCCGCCGCGACCTCCCTGATCGCCGACTACAACACGGCCCACGGCACCAGCATGAACGCCTATCGGCAGCTCGGCTGGGTCCGGACGACGAACGCGGATCAGACCCAGCTGGTCCCGTTCATGAATGACGCGGCGGATCCGAATCACTTCATCTGGACCTCGGGCGTCGGGCTCGCGGATTGGGATCCGGGCGCGGCCTTCGGGACGGGCGTCGCCGCCCAGGCGACCTTCACCCTCGACTATGCCGCGCCGGATACCGTGGCGATCCTCGACGCGCTCGCCTTCTCGCGGGCGAACTCCGGCGAGGCGGACGGCGGCTTCATCCTCCAGCCGGTCGGCCATCCCGATGCGACCCCGAGTCGAACGCTTCACACCAAGCACGTCGCCGATGCTCCGGTCGGAGGAGTCTCCAGCACGCCCCTCAACGCTTCGGACTTCCTGTCAGCCGGGCAATGCCGCGTCCGCGTCGATGGAAGCCGACAGGCGAATATCCGGGTCTACGCGGACTCGCCCAACTTCTACCCTTTCCTCAACACGAAGGGCTTCATCTTCGAGCGATAGGAGGATCCCGCGATGGCAGCTCGCGCGTTCCTGGCTTTCCTCTTCGTCCTCGTCCTGACCGCCGAGCGATGTCCCTACGAGGTCCGCATCATGCCCGCGTCCGACTTCCTCGTTCAGCACTTCAACGTCACGATGGCGGCTGGAGATCTCTCCGAGGACTTCGCGATCCCGGTCGCGGTGGATGTCTCGAAGACCCGGATCATGCTCCACTCGATCAACGGGGCCTCGGGCACGATCATCTCACCGGATGGCAACGAGCTGCTCGACGATCGGACCATCGGCGTCCACATGGTCGACGGCTCGACGGTTCGGGTCCTGACGG